ATCACTGCAGCCGCCTCCACCGCCTCCGTAATAAACTTGTGAACCACTAATATCTATTTGTCTACCGTTACCACCGTTACCACCTTGTGAAGCAGAGGCATTAGCACCAGAAGTTGCGGCGCCACCGCCACCGCCACCGCCCCATTGGCTAGGATATGCAGCACCGCCAGGAGTTCCTGTCCCATAAGGACTACCAGAGTCGCCTGGTTGTTGTGGTTGAGTTCCCTGTCCAACTCCACTAGGGTTGTCACCATCAGCACCACCCCCAGAACCGCCTGGCAATCCACTCTGGCTTGGGTAAGCACCACCAGCACCACCACCAATCGCAGTCAAAGAACCAAAAACTGAGTTTTGTCCTTGAGCTGGAGAAAGGGGCCCAGATTGGGAAGTAGGATTACCTCCACTACCAACGGTATAAGATACTGAACTGCCAGGAGTTACAGGGAAAGCAGGACGGTAAATTACACCACCAGCACCACCTCCGCCTCCAACTTGATTTCCTCCAGCGCCACCACCAGCAACAACTAGGGCATCAACCGTAGTAACACCAGAAGGAACAGTAAATGTTCCAGAACCAGTTGAAGTGTAAGATGTTACTACAGGTGCAGCGACTGTAATTGAATATTGTCTTGTAGTTGTATTTGCTCCATCAGTTACACTTAATGTAAATGTAGATGTAGTATCAGAACCAACAGCAGTTGCAGTTCCAGAAATTGTTCCTGTAGAAGAACTAATTGAAAGTCCAGCAGGAAGTGAACCTACTGATACTGAATAAGTTAGTGTATCAGCTTCATCGTCTGTTGCACCAGTTGTAATTGAAACACCAGTTCTTCCAATATCATAAATCGTTCCAAGAGAACCAGCAGAGACAGTCCAAGCAGGACTTGCGTTTACATTCAGTGCATCACCCAATGAGGTTGATAGTCCAGAGTTATTGTTCTCTACTTTAATATCATAAGGTTCTTGTGCGTTATCAAATGATGTTCCATCAAAGTTTGCAGTGACTTGAGTATTAGAATCTCTTGTTACTGTAGATGCAGAAATAGTAGAACCATCAGAACCAATTGCTGTGACTGTTTGTCCACCAGAAATAAAATTAGAACCAGTAATGACGATATCAACAGAAGAATCTGAATCTGCAATATTGGATGGGGAAATAGATGCAACTTGTGGTGGAGAGTCAATAGACTTCCACTGAACTCCATCATAATATTCCATTAGTGAAATTGTAGAGTTAAATCTAATATCTCCTGCCTGAACATTTGCTCTTTGAGCAGTTGTTCCCACTGGCATCTTTGCGGCTTCAGTTCCAGTAATCTCTGTATTTACAAAAAGATTATCTGTTGCTTGTAATGTAATTTTATCAATTGCCATATTTCTTTATCCTATCCGTTAATTCAATGCAACCCAAGCAGAACCGTCATACCCTTGGAATTGAGCAGTTCCACCACCGTCACCATCTGTTACGAAAGCAATCATACCAGCAGCAGGACTTGTAATTGCGGCATCTCTTGCAGTTGTATCTGCATAGACTGCCAATTGAACAGCACCACTTGCAGTCAAGTCTGTGAATGTTCCAGCGGCAGGAGTTGTTCCACCAACGATACCATCTACGTTACCAGTAACATTTCCTGTCACGTCACCAGTTAAATCTCCAGTAACATTTCCTGTTACATCACCAGTAATGTTACCAGTGAATACCCCAGCGATTGCACCTGTTCCAGTAATGGTAGGTGAAGTGAGTGTCTTGTTAGTTAATGTTTGTGTGTCATCTGTTCCAACCAATTCTTGGTTACCACCAGCAGGAAGTGTTAAAGTGTTTGTTACACCAGCACTGTGTGGTTGAGGAACAATTGTTTGTCCATGAGCATTTGTCTCACAGTTAATAATAATAGAACCTGTTGCAGAGGCACCGTCACCCAAGGATGTGATACCAGTAAACTGAACTGCATCTGTTGTTGCAATGTCTTGGTCTACATCAGATAAATCTTGTGCAGCAATTGTAATATTTGCAGAACCATCAAATGATTGTCCAGCAATAGTTCTTGCAGTTGCAAGTGCAGTTGCTGTGTCTGCATTTCCAGTTACATCACCAGTAACATCTCCTGTAATATTACCAGTGAAAGTTCCAGTGATTGTTTTGTTTGTTAAAGTCTGTGTTGCAGTTTCAGTAACTACTGCATCACTTGATAGGGTAGAACCATCACCAAGGTAGGTGTATACTTCTACGAAATTATCATTAACTTTACCGGCTCCTGTGCGTAGGTCATCACCAGTGCCGTCATTCGCAGCAGAACCTCTTCCTATAGATTGATATGCCATTTAAGTTTTCCCCTAATGTTCTCTAGTTATTTATAAGACTTTTCTATGTCCCTAAGTCAAATTTAGGCCCAGTTTCATCGAAACTTGTTGCCGTTTGTTCATCGAAGGATGTATAGAGATTGCCAGGCGTTTCTCTAGGAGTTCCTTCCTCATCAAATCTTTCAACACCATCATCAAATGTAACGAAGGTATTGTCAAATGCATTAATTTGTGCCCCTCTGTCTAGATAGATTTCTGAAGGAGGCATGATACCAATGCGAGTTGTGTATGCATCCGAAGGAATGCGATACCCACCAGAACCATCTGGTTCTGACAATTGATTAATTCTAAACTCACCAATCTGTGCAATCGTATATTGGTCACGAGAGAAGTTATCTCCAGTGGTTTTTCTACGAGTTGCTGGGTCTGGATAGTTTGGTATAAATTCTGAAGTTGTAGTTGGATGCACTGCGAAAGCATACTTTGGAATATTCTCCAAGGTAGGCCCAAGGTTGAATGTTGTAATTCCTCTATTAAGATTCATACGAACATTGACACTACTTGTTAATGTAACATCTCTTTCACCATCTGTCAAGTCACTTGGTTGTGCAACACCAACACCAGCATTAACTCTTTGTGTTGAGTCCGTTGTTGTTCCCAAACGTCTACCAAAGATAGTGGTGAACAAGTTAGTGAATGTAGATGCAAGTTCTGGTGAGAATGTTTCAGTATCACCAGTGAAGTCACGAACCGAACCAGCAGCAGGAACTTGAATAGTTGCGTTTACTTGAGATGCAAAAGACACCTCACCAAATACGTTCCAACCAGCAGGGTGAACAGAACGTCTTACAGATTCTCTCCACTCATTGATAGACTGTCCAATACGAACAACATAAGAATAGTCTTGATAGTAGAATGAATCTTGAATACGCATTGCGTCTACAGAAACTTTACCTCTATCAGAAATGAAACTTCCTACGGTTGTTCCTACAGTTCCCACCGTTGAAAATGCTTCTGCATAATCAGATTGGTAAACAGTTGCAGTTGCACCAACGATAGATGTTATGGTATCATCTCTATTGAATGTAACCGAAGATTGTAATTCTAGAATTTGTGTGTCTGGGTCATACCCAACAACAACAGCATTATGACTTGTAAGTTCGTCCCCAGCAGTAAATACTCCAACTACATCTTTAACCAATAGGTTTCTGTTTAAAGTAATTGTTGGGGCAGATGAATAGTTAAGTCCGAAGTTTGTAACAGAAATACCAGTAACAGCACCAACCATTGGAGCAGTTGTAGATGCAGCATGAAGGTTAGCACCAGAACCAGAAGCACTTGGTGACATAGTAACTGTGGGTAAAGAGATAAAACCATTACCCTTGTTCACCATCTTGATACGAGTAATCTCACCAATCTCAGAAGACAATCCTAAGTCGTTAAATGTTTCTTCTTCAAGAATAATTGTATCACCATTCTCTAAAAGAAGATTATCAAGTTCACCAACTGTTTGTTCTTTAGAGAGATAGTCATTATCTTCAGTGATAATATTATCACCATCTTCAGTAATCATTTGGTCTGGAGAAGTAAGGGATTCTAAAAGGAACGAACCACCAACGACAGAAACTTTTGCCTGAACATCTTTACCTTCTGTATCTGTAACATCGAATACTAGTTGGTCACCAACAGAATATCCACTACCCCCATCTTCAATCATAATCTCATCAATGGAACCAGTAGAAATTGTTTCTACTCGAGCAGAAGCAGCACTACCACCACCAGATGAAAGATAGACAGGTTTGTTAAATGAATAATATGCACCACCAGTTAAAACATCAATACTTGTAACAATACTTTTTACAACACCAGAGATTTCTAAATCAATTGTCGTATCTGTTGCGGTTACTGTCTCACCAGAAACAAAT